AAAATCCTCCTTGACGGTCCGCCCGTCAAACCTTCCACGTCCAGCTGGTCTCAGCCCTCCGGGCTGGTGAAGGAGGTGTTGGCGAGGATGGAAGAGAAGAAGGAGACGGAGGAGGCGGCGCACATGCACATGCCCGAACACTTCGAACCCAACGAAGACGACTACAAAGACTTACCTTACTGACATGAAACAACAAATCCAAGTGCGCTTCATCTGCGGCGAGCGAAGCAACATCCTTCGCAAGCTCTACGTCGATCAAGTGGGCAATTTCAACCGTGTCGCATGTCGTTACGCGGGAAAAACCTACATCGTCCACTCCGAAGCCGGTGACTTGGGCGACCCGTTCCGGGCCGACCCGTCCTACCTTGACTGTCTCTACATTAGAACGTGGGAGCCGTGCGAATGGAACCTTTAGCCTGACTAAAACAATGGAAAAAACCAACATTCTCGGCGGAGTTGTTACCCTTAGCGGCGAAGTGGTGCCTTGTTCGGATTCCGCCGCCATCCGCTTAAATCTGGAACCTTATCACCAGCGCATCTACGAGCTAGAAGGACGTATCCAACATATTGAACAAGCTTACATTGCATCAAACCGTCTCCGGACAGAATGCCAGCTCAAGCTGGAAGCCCTCACACACGCCGCTGAGCGCGTCAAAGATGCTCGCGGGCGCTATCACACCCAAAAAGCATTTGAAGAGCTTGTGGAGCTGCTGCAAAAGCAAAAAAAGAAAACCCTAATCTCAGAATGACCCTCAAGACCCAACCCGCTCAAGTCGAGTGGACGCTCTACCTCAAGTCCGGCCCAGTTGAGATTTGGGAAGGCAAGCCCGCACACGGCTCGTGGACCCAGTGGGAATGCCGCAACGTCCAAAGTAGAGAAACACGCGCCGTTGACAAGAACACGGTGATGACCACCTTCGACCAAATGCTCACCAACTCCGAAAATGAAACCTGACCCGCTCCGCATCGAATTCCGCAAAATTGGCGGAATGTTCACCGATGGCTCCGACCAACACCACGTCCATGACGTGTGGGGCTGCTTTCTCTGTCACAACGGCTCCGTCAAACAGGAGTTTGTCTTAGCGGTAGGAACCAAAGAATCCATGTTTGAAGACGGGATTGCCCGGATGGAAGGTATTTTAGCTCGGCTAAAACAAGCAGACAAACAATCCAAAGAATATGACCACTCTTGAAAAAACCCGACATTTCCGGCCAGACCTCGCTATCACCGTGTCATGGGAATTTGACCCGTCGTTTGTATGGGACGGAGACATGGAAGATCCGGCGCTAGACCCGACCAATCCGCTGTTTTCGCACAACGTCACCGTCACCGCGTCCATCATCCGCAAAGGAGTTCTCATCCAAGACAACGTCTATCTTGGTGGCTGCTACGCCCCGCTCGACGGCCCCTACGACGAAGAGGTTGACGGCTACCTGCCACAGATGATCGACGACGCTATTCAATTCCTCGACATGAAGTTCAAAGAAACCATCATCCAGCCATGAAAATCCAACCCAAAGAAGCCTTCAAACTGCTCGGCACCGACATTGAACTCGACCCGACGTTCGTCTACAACGCGACCCCCGCCGACAACCTACCACAAGTGACCCCCGGCCTCATCTATGTCCACGAGCGCGATGAAAACCCAGTAGGGGTGCTGCTGCGCGAAGGAGAATACACCATCATCGAACCATGAACAGAGACTGGGACAAAATAGCAAGAATGCTTGAAGCGTTTCCCGACATGCTAAACGCGTTGCGCTTGGCAAAAGCTTGGATGGACGACGACTTCGACAAAAAGATGACCGAGCACGACATGAACCTCTACGATGAAACCATGGAAGCCATCAACAGTGCCATCCAACAAGCCACCCAACCATGACCGAAGAATTCAAACGCCAGCTCCAAAGCTTCCCCTCCCCGTTCCAGCGGGCCATGCAGAACAGCGCCTACGACAAGGGACGCTCCACCTTCACCGTGACAGGCTTGCTAAGCCCGCCGCAGCGGACGTGGCTCGGCACCTTCAACCAACGCATGGAGACGCCCTACGGGTCGTTCGCGGCCCTCATGGGAACCGCCATTCACACCGTCCTCGAATCCCACGTCAACGCTGAAAGCGGAGAAGTGGCGGAGCAACGGATGTTCGCGGAAATGCACGGCATCACCGTCAGCGGCCAGCTCGATCTTTGGGAAGACGGCACCTTGTTCGATTACAAAAGCACCCGTGGTGTGCAAGACGAGATGAAACCCGACCACTACAAACAGGTGAACATGAACGCCTATTTAGCCGAGCTAAACGGGCTTCATTCCGAGAACGTCGGTGTCGTTTACATCCAAATGGACTGGTCCTACATGACCAGCACGGTTAACCCAAACTACCCGCAAAGTCCGTTCCGCATCTTCATCCACCCTTACAACGAGCAAATCGCCAAAACCACGCTGGACAAAGCCATTCCCGAACACATCGCAGCGCTCGACGGTAAACCGCGTCCGTGCACCCGAGAAGAAAAATGGCAAAAGGACGACAGCTACGCGCTGATGAAGCCTGACGCCAAGCGAGCGTCAAAAGTGTGCAATTCGATGGAAGAAGCTCAAGCGGAACTCAAACCCGGCCAAATCATCCAAGTCCGCAAAGGAGAAAGCACGTTTTGCAAGATGTTTTGCGGATTCAAGCACTGCTGCCCGCAGTTCAAGATGGAGTCGCTTTCAACCAACCAAGAACCCTAAGCCCTCCGGGCTGGAGACCATTTTATGATCAAGTCACTACCGCAAAACGTCCGCCGCGTGTTTGAAAAGCACGGGCTTGAAGCCGACTCCCTATCCTTTGACGACGCATCCCTTATTGTTGAATTCGACGATATTGAAGTGGCGTTCAAAGTCAGGGAAGCCATACTCGATCTTCACGCCTGCTGCCTCATCAACCGTAGCGGCAAGCCCGCACTACTCATCCACAACCTACTCGCCAACCAATGAACACGTCCCCAGACATCGACCAAATCAGCGCCGCCCTCGTGCTCGCGCAACAAGCCATGCTGCCTCTCATCAAGGACAGCGCCAATCCGTTCTTCAAGTCCAAGTATGCCGACCTTCAGGCGGTCACTGAGGCTTGTTATCCAGCTCTCCAAGCCAACGGCATCTGCGTGATGCAGTCGGCGGAGTCGATGGGTTTGGCTGGCATCAACATCAAGACCCGCTTGCTCCACAAGAGCGGTCAGTTCATCGAGACCGACTGCGCCATCCCGCCCGCCGGTCAGGACCCACAAAAATACGGCTCGGCAGTCACCTACGGACGCCGCTACGGCTTGCAGGCCGCTGTCGGACTCGCCGCCATCGACGACGACGGGGAAGGCGCAATGAACCGCAATGCGCCCAAACAAGCTCCGGCAGCCAAGCCCGCCCCTGTCGTTGTCAAACCCACAGACAAAGACGAAGAAATGGTCGACAAGATCATTGAGGCGTTCAAACAGCAAACCACTCTCAGCGAGCTTGACGCGAAGATGAAGAAAGCCGGGGCCACGCCCTACGCCAAGCATCCGCGTGTCCTGCTCGCCTACACCGAAACCAAAAACAACATAAAGTAATGTCACAGACATATGAAATCAAAGGAGCCGTCAAATTTGTCGGCGAAACAGAAACCCTCGGAGCCAAAAACTTCACCAAACGCGAGCTCATCGTCACCACCCCCGACGAGAAATACCCGCAAGACCTCAAGATCGAGTTTGTCAAAGACAATTGCTCGAAGCTCGACGACATCAGCGTTGGTGACGAAGTCACGGTGAATGTCAATCTCCGTGGCAGCGAATACAACGGCAAGTATTACGTCAGCCTGACCGGCTGGAAAATCGAGAAAGGCGAACCTTTCTAAATTATGGCAACACTCCATCAAATCAGCACAGCTAAAGATGGAGAAAACTTCACCGTCATCGGTGTGGTGGTTGTCCACAAGCAGTTCAACCCCAAGTTCTCGAAAAACGGCAAGCTGTTTTCCAGTGTCATCCTCAAGAGCGCGGGCACTGAGGTGTTCATGACCGTGTGGGATGACGCGGCGAAAGTCAAACTGCCGCTCAACACCGACATCACGCTGCGTGGCAAGTTCACCAAAAACCAATACAACGGCTCGGCCAGCCTCAAGTGCGAGGAACTGGCCGCGCCGGAAGGTTCGGATGAATGGAAGCCGGAGGAAATTCAAAACGCTGCGGAAACCCCGAAGATGAAAGACTGCATTGACGCTGGTCTCAGGGCGGCGGACTACATGGTCCGCAAGGAACGTCCCGACCTCGCGTCAGCCGCTTTCACCTTCGCCGCGAACGCCTTCATGCAGGGCGTCCGCATGGAATGATTCTCTGCCCCCGACGTTAACCGGTTGGGGGAGTAGAACCAGAGAAACACGGTGAGGTTGGCGGTCCTCTCAAAACCGCCGCATTTTTGAGCATGAGAAGCGCCTCGGCGTTAAGCGTAGAAAGCCGCCTCGCGAACGGCCATGCTCACCCACTCTCCGGCGCGTGTGCGCAGAACCCGTCAACATACCGACCCGCAAGGGTGACGTGACATGGGATAGGTTCAAATGTCGGGTTCAGTCCCGAGCGCGTTCGGACCACGTATCTGTGTCTGTATGACAGAAGGCGACTGAGCGACCTGCCAAAACGGAAGCTCCAACTTTCAAAACAATGAACACCTCATTCACTCCCGGCCCTTGGTCGATTGACGAATCAAAAGCTTACAACAATCTTGTTGTCTCATCCACAGTAACGGGTGACGCGATTTGCGAGGTTCTTTGCGAGCCAGAATCTGATCTGATCGGAACGGCCAACGCCCGCCTTATAGCGGCAGCGCCGACACTCTATGCTGCACTCCACAACCTCATTGCTCGCGGACTCATCGACACCGATGGCGACCACTACGACGAAGCAATTAAAGCCCTCAGCCTAGCCACTGGACAAAAGCCATGAACCAAAAAGAAATCACCAAAGCTATTGAAGCCGCCCTCATTGCAGAGGGGTTTTCATTCGATCAGTCATACGTTGATGTTCCGTTCCTTGTTGCCGTCAATCCCGAAAAACGATGGAAGGACAGCATCTACACCATGTGCCGGATTGTCGTCACGGAAAACTCAGTGCAGAAATACGAACGGCGCACGCCTTACAACTTCACCACCGGAAGCGTGGTCGGTCAGCGCATCAGTTACGATACCATCGAACAAATGGTGGAGGCGGTGAAAACGCTTTCAGAACCCAAACTCGCCGCTTGCTGGAAATAAAGTTATGAAAACCAAATTCAAACCACGCGAAGTCATCTGCACCGTATCGTTCGCTTACGACTACTCTGAAATGCTAGCGCAAGAAGAGGAAGAAGAAGGACATCGAATGCTTGGAGACGAGCTTAGAGCCCATTTGTGGAATTGCGTTGAAGAATCTTTAGGTGATTCGATGCGCCGCCTCAATGAAGACCACATCACCATCGAAATCAACGAGCTGCCATGAAAACCAAAACTATAGAATTCCCTTGTGGCGACCAACTGCGCGAAGCGTGGCTCGATTCCGTTGAGCTTTACGCCATAGTCACAGAACTGATGTCCTGCCTTGACGCCGGAACCATCATGGCTAACGACGGTCATGAATGCTCTCTCGGCCAAGCCAAGCAAGCAAAACAAGAACTCGACAACCTATGCTTAAAAGCCCAAAAGATTCGTGATTTAATCACGGTTTGGGAAACGTGGGCGTCTTACTATCAAACTGAATTACTATCAAACTGAATCATGAAAAACTGGAGGAAACAAACCAAGCTTGAAATCCAATCGCTTCACCAGCAGTTGATCCAAGCTCAAAAAGACCGAGATTCAACATGGGTTGAGCATCTCAGGAATCAAATCTCAATGCTTCGGGCAATGCTTGAAGAAAACTCATGAAAACACCGCTCACTGAAATCACCGTCAAGTGTTCCGAATGCGGAGAAGAAACCCGAGCCGACGACGTCAACGCCGACAACGTGCGTTACCACGCTGAAAACGGAAAAATGGTTCGATTCGCATCAAGTGGCCTCAACCCGGAAGACATCACCAAATTGAACGCAATGTATTTGCTTTGTGAATGTTGTCAGGAAGAAGCGGAGGAAAACTCATGAACACCTCATCCAAACCCCATCCTTTATGTGACATGGAAAAACCGTGGAGTGTCATCCGTTTCATCCACAAAGGTTCCGAACGGGAGTTTTACACCATGATCAACACGATGACAGGCGACAGAATGACCGCTTTTGACAACGACCCTCCAAGCATCAACGACCCCGTGAAATGGATTAAATCGGTTTTCCGCGACATCCACAAAAGATCCGACAAGGTATTGAACCAACAAGGAACAAAACACTTCAAATGAAAAACCACATGCTGGATGTCGCGTTCATCGTTGAGGGACCGTGGGATGAAATGGAAGACATCCCCGTTGAACACCTCCTTCTCGGAATGCAGGAACGGCTGTCCTATCTGATGAAAGCCCATTTGCTCAAAACCGAAAACGTCACCGAAGCTTTTGGCTGGTGCGACTCTTACGACGTATGAACACCATTCTTGAAGACGTTTTTCTCTATGAGACTGTTTACGGAGACAAAGGAGTCGGATTCGCCACGGCAGGTTTTGGGGCTCCCGCCACGCCAATCGGCTACATAGTGAGGCATGAGACGCTCAAAGCCACCTACGTGGCCTACGCGTGCCATCCCACAACCTTTCTCACGCCTTCGCACTTGAAGACCATCGCAAAACGGCTACAAACCCTTAATGAGCGCCAAGAAAAAGCCCGTTAAACGCCGCCCTGACATCCCACGTCCTCGAAACGGCGGCCAATGGTCGGAAGCGAGGTTCACCTCCTTCATTAAAAGCGCATTGCGCGGAGCCCGCTGGCCGCAAAAATACGAGTGCATCAAAGCGGCGTTCGTCGAACACGGAATCAACCCAGCCACCGGCCACAAGTGCAAGCTGCACAAATGCCCCGAATGCCAAGAGTTGTTTCCGCAAAACATGATGCACGCCGACCACATTGTCCCTGTAGTAGGTCCTGAAGGCTTCAAAACGTGGGACTTGTTTGTAGAGCGTTTATTTTGTGAGGCCGACGGATTCCGAGCCCTGTGCAAACCCTGTCACAACCTTCAAACCTCAAAAGAACGCGCCGGACGCACTTTTGAAAAACTCCTTTTCCCCCTTTAGCCCGGCTAAAGCCCTTCGGGCTAGAGGTTATTTTGCATTCTCAGAACACCAACCAACAACCAATAGAAAACCAACAACATGCCCGCAGGAATCACTGAAAGAGACAAACAAGTCGGCAAAAGCCAAGCATGGCACGGCCTGACTATCATCGAAGACGGACCGATCACCCGTGAGATCGCCCACCCGTTCGAAATCATCGAGTCTCCCATCTACTACAAAACCACGGCCACCGACGTATTCGGAATTAACCACGACACCTTCATTGAAAGCCCAACTTTCAAGCAGTTGCTCGCCTCCGACGACTTTTTGCCGGTTGGAGATCCTTATGCGGATTCATACAACCCGTCCTCCATCGCGACGTTCTGGGAAATCCTTCGCAAAGGGCTCGGCGACACGCCGTTCGAAGTGGTGTCGGCAGGCACGGTCGACAACCGTTGCAAAGTGTTCGCCTCCATCAAAGTGAGCGATGGCTTCCGCATCGGCGACCGCGAGTTCAAAGACTTTATCACCCTGCTCGACTCCTACGACAAGAGCACCAGCCTGCAAGCCCGCTACAGCAACGTCTGCGTGGTCTGCGCCAACACTTTTGCCGCCGTGATGAACGACGGCAACACCATTGGCAAAGCCAAGCACACGGCGATGATCGAGATGAATATTGGACGCCTCATCGACGCCATCGACGCGTTTGTCGGAACCAGTGCCTCCTTTCAGGCGATGCTCACCGAAGCTTACCTCAAGCCGTGCAGCCGCGACGAGGCCCGCGCATGGATTACGGGCATTGAAACACGCAACTCCGACCGCGTCACCAACGGGATGCTGCAAAAGACCGCCCGCATCGTCGAGTTGTTCGACGCTGGCAAAGGCAACGAAGGCCGCAACCGTCTGGACGCGTTCTCCGCCATGACCGACTTCCACAGCAACGAGTCAACCAATCGCAAAGGCCACAACGCCCAGTTTTACACCAGCGAGTTTGGTTCATCCGCGCAGGTGAAAAGCATGGTGGCCCGTAGCTTCGCCAACGAATGGGACGCCAACGTCCGTCGCGGCGAACGGATGCTGGACAAAGACGTCGCCCTCACCGCCTGAAGACGTGAACCTAGAAGACAAATACCGCCGCCTGCGCACGGACATGGAAGACATGATCGACGCGCATCAAGAAAACGTGAAAATGTGGAACATCCTCAAGGCGCACTACGAATCCAATCAGCTCGTCGTCCCAAGCGTCAACCTGCCTACGATGCTACAAATCCTACTCAATCCACCACAACCATGAAAGCCACCATCAACCAACTCATCTACAACACCGACACCGCTGACGAGATTGCCTCAGACAGTGGTGGCGGCTACTGCAATGACTTCCGTCACTGGGAGGAAACCCTCTACCGGACCCAAAAAGGAAACTACTTTCTACATGGAACCGGTGGGGCAATGTCAAAATACGCTGAAAAATACGGAAACTCCTACGGCAGCGGCAGCGGCATCGTCCCGCTCGGCGAAACAGAAGCCTTGGAGTGGTGCGAAGAGCACGACTGTCAGTTGACCATTGACGAACATTTCAACCATCTGACTGAAGAAGCATGAATCAAGAGCTCATCGCGTTGGTCTTCATGGGGAACCCGACAGACAACTTCTTCATTGAAGACGCCCCGGAAGGTCCGCCTGAAAAGTGGATTGACCGCTACGTCCACAACATCGAAAACGTCGAGTTCGTCGAAGTGTTCCAGCGCGGCGAGCCCCACGCCTACTGGTCCAACCCCAACTCCAACCCCGAATCATGACCACTAAAATCAGCCTCTACAACAGCTGGGACACCCGCGAAAAAGACCTCCCTGAAAAATTACCCGAGTTCATCCAACGTCTCACCGAGATGTTGGAAACCGTGCCTTCCGAATTCCACGACGAAGTGGTAATCGAAATCAGCACGGAAGAAGACTCTTCTTCAACGGACATCGACATTTTCTACATTCGGGAAGAAACCCCGGAAGAAGAAGCAAAACGCAAAGCGGACGACGCGGATTGGTGCAAGTCTTGGCAAGAACGTCGCCGCCGCGAATACGAACAACTCAAAAAAGAGTTTGAACCATGAAGAAATACGAAGCCGTAAGGCAAGCCCAAGACTGCGTCACCCAGCTCACCGTCCACAAGGACGGTGGATGGGGGTTTTGCTACAGGCAGTCCATTGAAAGCCCGTGGCACAATTCTCCATCCCTGCCGAGGGATGAAGCTATCAAGTTGAGAAGAGCCCATCTAGTCCACCACGCAAGGCGGCTCCTTGGAAAGCCTGAAGATTACAAAGAAGGAAAAAGAAACTGGATCGAAAACCTATGAACACATCCCACACACCCGGACCTTGGACAGTCGACGGGCAATACATCCGAAGCGACCAGTTCCACATCGCCATCATGACGCGTCCCGACTCGTGCATGATCGTGGAATGGAGGACAAACCGAAACCTAATAGCCGCCGCGCCTGATTTGCTGGAAGCATTGCAAATGCTATTGCCACAAGAACCACGGGAAGCCGACAGCTACGACCGGGCAATGTGGGACAACGCCCGTGCCGCCATTGCCAAAGCCACCGGACAAACCCCTTGACACCTGCTCACCCTTTAGCCTGACTAAACACTCTTATGACATCACACACCGTCTATTACAACGAAGCCCCCGTCGACCAATCCGACTACCCCGCCCTCGCCGAGAAGTTCAAAATCCCCTATGAAGTGGTGTTCCGCTGCGTCGAAGCGCTGGAAAAAACCGGGGAAATTCCTATTATGGCTTTTTCAGGCCCCACCAGAGAGCGCGTAAAAGCTTTGGCGATGGCTTTGGGAACAGAGTCCCCGGAAGCTGCTCAAGACGCGCCACAGGAGCCAGCGGAGGCCCTTGCAGAGCCACCTGTGGAAATTGTCTATGACGCCAAAGACGAACCAACCGAATGGAAACGTGAACCCATCCATTTCCAGCATGTGAATTCCCCGCAGACAAAGGATTCCAACGATGTTCACGAAACCAATTTCGTCGACATCACCGACGAGTTTGACCCGGAGGAAACCACCGAACGCGACGAGATTGTCGAGCACGCGGCCCACGGGCTGATGGCTGCGTTCTCCGATTCAGAAAACTGCTTCATCATCTCCGACGACGGGTGCTGCCGAATCAACCCGGACAAGCCGCCGACGATTCAGCACTCGCTGGTCGTTGTCGCCAACGTCCTCAAGTTAAAGGATCTTGGCACCGTAGTGGACGACAAGAGCTCGTGGATGCTTGGTTCGATCATCTCCTCCTTGGAAGACTTCCACGGCGAAAACTTCTCCGTTTCCCAAGTGTGCGACTCCACCACCAAAGCCTACAACACGATTGTCACCGCCGTCGGCGTGTTCAACGCGTTCAAGCTGAAGCGTTACAAGCTGTCGTTCTCGTCGCACAAAGAAGCGCACTACGCCAAAATCCCCGACTCCCACAAAAAGCTCATCCTCCACAAGGCGGAAACCTACAAGGTAGGGCCAAAGTCAATCCGGGCGCTGTGCTCCATCGCCAAGACCATGGAAGACGACACCACCATCCGCAACATCCGCAGTCAAAAACAAGCGCTCGACCTCATCGCTGCTTACAAAGAAGCCAAAGTTACCTACATCGTTTATGACGAAGGCGAATGGACGCGAGTGAACGGACTCGCCGGTGAACCGCCTGAAGGCAAGATTGTTCTCAACACCAAAGAGTGGACCGCGCAGGCCGGAAACCAAATCCTTCCCATCGCCAAGCGCAGCACTCTCAAGTCATGATCGAACCTCTCATCCCCCCCGAAAAAGATATCGAAGCACTGGTCAAATACTTCAAAAAAACCAACGAAGTGACCGGAGCCATCCAGAAAGACATCAGCATCGCCCTGCTTCGCGACCCCGCCATGCAGAAAAAAGTGTCGGACCAGTTAAAAATGTCGGAAAACGACGCGCAGCTGGAAACCGACAAAGTGGTGAAAGCGTTCATCAACGAGATGCCGAAAGCAACGCTAAACGGTTACAACCTGTTCAGTAAAGTGTTCGCCATGCACGCCAACATTACAGGCGATCCGACCATGCACGACGTCTTCGACGAGGTAAACCGACAGGTGTTCGATGAGATGAAAGACTATTGAACGTCCAAAGTCCACCTGCGAGCGGAAACGAAGCATGAAAACCAAGAGCAGCGTTGTCGCCCGTTAGGTGCGACAACTTGTTCGACATCTTTTAAATTATGACAACACCACACGACACACTGGACTCCCTTGGGGAGTGGATCAAAAGCCCACACGACAACTTACGGGAATACCCTAATGGCACGCTATTCATTCTGCGGACGGCACAAGGGCTTTATCATCTTTGCACACTGAGCGGGAATATGGAATCGGATCAGTCTTGGAAGGCTTTGCGGCACTCTGATGCGAAGTATATCCGCCTCGAAAATCTCCGCCAAGGTGCGACTGCTCTTATTCTGTCGAACGCCGGTGCTGTGGCACGGCAGCCGATAGAGAACTCTGACAACACCAACCAACTATGAAAACACCCCAAGAATCCAACACGCGACGGGCTGCCGTTGCTCACCAGCCACTTGTTCGGCTTTCTGATGCTATGATCGCGTGGAACCCTGCATGGGGACTTTGCGCGAGAGGCGGCGAACCTGGACAAGTCGGAGTGTGCAAGCATCCTGACGGTGGCCAACTCAAACACCTCTCTATGTGGATGAAGTTCAAAAGCAAAGACGCAACGACGACGGAGGCAATGCTGAAAATGATGGTCGAGGCGTGGCATCTTGCTTGTCGCGATGGCGTCCCGCTTGCGAATATCCACGCCGCTCTGTCTGCCATCCCTGAATACAACGACTTGCTCTCGGAAGACTTCCAAATTCTTCAGCCGAACGCCGATGTGGACGCAACTGAGATAAAACTATGAGTGGACTCGATGGGCTTGGATGGCCTAACCCCGAAGATGAACCAAAACCAACCAAATCTATGAGCGACACACCAGAAACAGACGCTGAAGTCAACGAGCTGAAAAGCGCGACAACTTACAATATGGTTTGGGCTGAATTTGCCCGCAAGCTAGAACGCGAGCGCGACGAGGCGTGGGAGGTTTTGCGAGAAATCCGAGATAACGAGCTCAACCCTGAAGACGAAGCCGACAAGTTTTTACGGGATCATTTCGACAAGTTTTTACGGGATCATTTGCCTAGCGAATTGTCCAAAGTGCGAGAGCAGCGGAATGCTGTAACACTCAGACTTGGCGAAACGCAAGAACGCATGATTGATGCGGAGAGGCAGCGCGACAGGCTGGCGGCAGTCTTGCAACGCATACGAGATGGATACGGCGGGCAAGTCGCCACTCCTAATTGTTGCGAAGACTGCGATTTTCTTATCCCGATAGATGAAGCCCTCGCCACCTCCAACCAACCAAATCTATGAGCGACACACCGACACCAGAAACGGATACAGCGTGGGATGGGTACACAACACCGCCATACCCTCTCTGCTCACAAGACTTGGCAGAGCTATGTCGCAAACTCGAACGCGAGCGGGACGAATGGAAGGCGAAATTCCTCCAGCAAAACAAAGACCTTGGCTGCGAACTCCGCGACCCTAACGGAACCATCTGGGATCATGCTAAGACATTGCAACGCGAGCGCGACGAAGCGCGGGAGAAACTGAAATGGCGGATGCATTGGGTCGAGACGCTTCGTCGTGTGGGCAGAAAGCTCAAGAAAGAGCGTGACGAGGCGCGGGAAGAGACGATCCGAACCCGCGAGTTCATGGGTCGCGGATTTGCTAAGGCTAAAGAGGAACTCGCGACAATGGAAACCCGCCATGCCGCCACGATGATGCACACTCAGAGCGTTGTCGACGATGCTAACCAATTACGGGAGCAGCGCGACAGGCTGGCAGAGGCACTTGAACGTATCCTAGAATACCAAGGCAGATTTGCGGAAGAAGATCCAGAAAGCATTGCAACCGAAGCACTCCAATCCCTAACCCCGAACGAACTATGAACACGCCCAATACCGCGCCCAAAGACACCACCTTCCTCGGCCACTTCGGCTACCCATGGCTCTCAATGACCCGCTGGAATGAAGCCACCGGCCAGTGGACATACGCCAATATGCAAGTCGGCCTCTACGAAGGCGAGTGGACAGACACTTATTTCGAGACCGAGAACGAACCGGAAGCCGCGCTCAAAGGCTGGCTGCCACTCCCAGAATTTACCACACCATGAACCAACGCGACCAACAATTCTTTGACCTTCAAGCCATCCGCGACGCACTTTCCGGGCGCATCGACGAATTCGTTCTCAACCTATTTCCGGAAGCCAAGCGCGAAAGCGCCTGCTACATGATCGGCGGCATCGACGGCAGCAAAGGACGCCGGATGATGGTAAGCACCCGCGCCAACAACCCCGGCTACTACCTCGACTTCTCCGACCCTTCGATCAAAGGTGGACCTTGGCGGTTGGTATCGCTGGTCAAAGGCATCACGCTCAAAGAAGGGATTGCTTGGTTGGCCAAGTTCTGCAACGTGCCTCCCATCCAGTCGTTCGGCACCATCAGCCAAGCCAAAGACCCCGAGGCTCTAGCCCGGACGATGAAGCCGCTGTCAGCCGTATCAATCGAGTTTGCCGCAGCTCGTGGGATCACCGAAGAAACTCTGCGCAAATACGGTGTCGCCACCGATGTCCGCGACGGGATTTTGTTTCCCTACTACGACGCGTTCGGCAACTTGGGAATGACCAAGCACTGGGGTCACAAGTTGAAAGCTGACGGCAAAAAAGACACTTGGGTGAGTTCCGACCCTGTCATCTCTATCTTCGGCAAGGATGTCTGCGACCCTGAGACCGGTCTTCAACGGCTTGTCATCTGCGAGGGCGAGTGGGACGCGATGGCGTGTTGGCAGGCTGGCATTCCCGCAGTGTCCATCCCAATGGGCGCGTCCAACATGAACTGGATCACCGAAGACTACCAATACTTGTCCCACTTCGACGAGATTGTGTTGTTGTTCGACAACGACGAGCCCGGCAAGAAAGGAGCCCGCGAAGCTTCCGCACGACTGGGCAGCGACCGTTGCCTGACCGTCCGCCTGCCGCTCAAGGACGCCAACGACATGCTTCGCGCCGGACGCGGGGCGGAAATCCTCAAGTGCATCGAAAGCACCACCCGGGAACCGATGGCTGAAATTGCCGACCCCCATTCGATGAAGGAGACCGTCCGGTCTTACATGAAGGGCGAGCATCTTTCGGACGGCGACGCGTTCTTTCTGCCCAACTTTGACCTAACGTTCCGCAAGCACGAGATGACGCTGTGGTTCGGGTTCTCGTCTCATGGAAAGTCACAAGCCGTTCAGAACCAAGTGGCGTCGTTGATGGGTCAAGGCAAGGTGACGTGCGTCGCCTCGTTCGAGCAGCCACCCGAAATGACCCTATCCCAAATCCTTCTCAACTTCACCGCCTATCCCAACCTGCCGTTCCACGAAGAGTTTGACCCTGCTTACGCTTACATGGCCAAGAACGTGTTCATGTATAAAGCGCGGAAGCGAGCCGACCCAAAACACCTCATCCAAACCTTCATCCACGCCCACAAGCGCTACGGCATCGACACCTTCGTCATCGACAACGTCATGACTATGGACATTGACCGTGGCGACAACACCGCGCAGGCCGAAGCCGCCGACTTGGTGCGTGTCTTCGTGGCTGAATACCCGGTCCACGTCCACGTCGTCGCCCACCCCCGCAAGCCCCCGGAAAACACCGGCAAGGTTCCGGGCATGGCCGAGATCCGTGGCGCGTCGGAATGGGGCGACATCCCGAACAACGTCATCGCCATCTGGCGCGACATGCCGAAGGCAGAAAAAATCGCGGAAATGGAAGACCAAGGGTCGGAGCAGTCAGAGATCGACCAGTTTTGGGCATCTACCCCGTGCGGCAAGATTGTGGTCAGGAAACAACGGGCAACCGGCAACCTGCCAATGGCGTCGTTCTACTTTCACAAGCCAACCATGCGCTTCATGAACAAGATCGGCAAGCCGTCGGCGATGTTCAGCGAGCAACCGTGGATTTCACCAGAAACCAAATGATCCCCATCGACAAAACCCGCGAGCTTCTCAACGACCTGAACTACCAGTTTCCCAACGGAGTGACCACCTTCAGCGCCTGCCGCAACGGCTGCGGTGAAGGTGCGCGGGGCGGACAGGAATGTCCCGACTGCCTGACCAAGCAGCTTGGGGAGCTGGTAGGAGACAACCTCGCCCGACGCCATCTCGTCGCAATGAAGGTTTACAAGTCGCTCCACAACAAAATCATCTCAACCGCACAATCCAAATGAAATCATCCACCCACAAAATGGCGGAAGCCATCACCGCAGCGCTTGGCCCGATCTTCCACGCCAATCCCGA